GCAGGCATGAACTGGAAGATGGATCAAAACGTTGTGGCGCAAACATTCGGTTCTTACTCAACCGCTACTTTGGCTTGCGCTACCACCACAGCAACTGGCTTTGTAACCAGCGGCTGGGCATCTACTTCCACCATTGCATTGACCGCAACCACAGCAACTGCTGGCTTGAAACAAGGTGATGTGATCACGATTGCTGGCGTTTTCGCTGTCAACCCACAGAACCGTCAAGCCTACGGCAGCAACCGCTTGCGTAACTTTGTGGTGACCGCCCCTGTAACCGTGGCAACTTCTGGCACAACTTCTGTGACCGTTAGCCCTGCCGTGATTACTGCTGGTCAGTTCCAAAACGTTAACTTGGCTTCCACCAGCGCAACCGCTGTTGTGACTCCATTCAACAACACTGGCACTGTATCTCCACAGAATATCGTGATGCACAAAAATGCTTTCACTTTGGCTTGTGCTGATTTGGAATTGCCTGATGGCGTTCACTTTGCTGGTCGTGCAAGCGACAAGGAATTGGGTCTGTCAATGCGTGTGGTTCGTCAATACACAATCAACAACGATTCGATCCCGACTCGCGTTGATGTGTTGTATGGCTGGGCCCCGCTGTACCCTGAACTTGCCTGCCGTGTCGCAGCTTAATTAACCAATTTTAAGGAAAACATATCATGGCAAATCCCGGCCCAGCAACTACCCAGACGATTCACCCAAGCAATTTGGCAACTAACCAAGCAGTGCGCCTTTTGGCATTTGCAAACGCAGTTCCCATTTCTGCAACAGGTGATGCAGCAGTTACTCTCCCAGTTAATAACACTGCGTCCTACAACGTTCAGTTTGTAGCTATCACCAACGCAAACGTAGACGTTAGCGGCGGTGCATTGGCTATCTGGACAGCACCAGCAGGCACAGGCACTGAGATCGTGACTAACGCATCTTTGACCAGCAACACAAGTTCAACCTATGTCACCAACTCAACCGTGGTTGCTGGTACTAAGGCGACACGTTTGACTGCTCAGACCCTGTATGTGCGAGTAGGCACAGCAGTTACTAGCGGCACTGTGGACATTTTTGTTTACGGTTACGATTTCTCTGAGTTTTAATAGAGAATGAGTTAGAAGAAGCCATCCTCAAAAGGGGTGGCTTTTTCCATTTGTAAGCCTATAATTAAAAAACTTTTGAGGAACTGAAAATGGTTAATGTCCAAGCTATGCGCCCAAGTGGTCGCACTTACGCCTTAAATTTGACAACTTCAGCCAGTTCTGCGCTGTTGATTGAACCCAACACTAACGATCAAGCTACTTATGTTGCATTGTTGAACACTGGTTCTGGCGTGGCAGCGGTTGAATTGTCCAATTCCAGCACAGTGACAACCCCCACAGTGGCATCCACTGGTAATAGCGGTTCATTTGTGTTGCCAGCAGCCATGAATTTTCCTTTGTTGATTGCCGCCCCTAAAGCGCCTTTCTACATTAAAGCCATCAGTTCAAGCACAAACACGCTGTATATCACTGCTGCACAAGCGGGTTAAGGGTTTGATATGGCAAATGAAGCCGCCAAAACCCAAACCATAAACATTGTCCCAGTTCAGGGCATATTCCAGCCTGAACCGACATTTGCATTAATTTCGCTGATTGGCCCAGCGGGAACACCGTTTTATCCGATTATTGACCCCAATCAATCGGGTCTAAACATAACCAACAGCACGATAAACAGCACCACAATTGGCGCAACTACCCCGTCTACTGGGGTTTTCACCAATATTGCAACGACCACAGGCACAATTTCTAGCGCCCCGTCTGGCCCGACTTCCATTGTGAATCAAGCCTATGTGGATGCAATTGCCCAAGGTTTAGCGTTTAAAGCGCCAGCAAACTACACCACCACAGGCAATATCACGCTGTCTGGCTTGGCAGTTCAGGCTGGGGGCGATTGGAATGCAACCCTGACTGCGGGAAACCGCATATTGGTGAAAGATCAAACAGCAGGCGCTGATAACGGTATTTATTTGGCGGCGGCTGGCGCTTGGACACGTTCCCTTGATGCCAACACCTATGACGAATTGCTGTCTGCTTACCTATTTGTTTTGGATGGCGTGACGCTGGCGGGGTCTGCGTGGGTGGATACCAATTTGCCCGGCGGCACGTTGGGGGTCACTTCTATAACCTTTGTGCGGTTTTCCAATACAGCGGTTTATACGGCAGGCACAGGGTTAACCTTGACCAATTATGTATTCAGCATCACCCCTGTGGGAACTGCTGGAACGTATGGGTCTGCGTCTGCTGTGCCTGTATTTGTAACCAACGCATCAGGTCAGGTCACATCGGTCACCAATACAGCAATTGCAATTGCAAACACGCAAGTTTCTGGGCTTGGCACAATGTCCACCCAAAACGCGACTTCAGTGGCAATTACGGGCGGCACAATTAATGGGACAACTATTGGCGGTTCATCTGCTGCGGCAATCACTGGCACAATAATCACTGCAAACAGTTATTTCAGCGGCGCAGGAACGAATCTAACAGGCACTGCAAGCGGTTTATCTATTGGCGGCAATGCAGCTACTGCAACCAGTGCGGGAAGCGTTACAAATAGCCTAACAATCAATTCTGGCGGGGCTGGCGGTACTTCACCCCAAACGTATAACGGCGGCACTGCGGTAACAGTCAGCTATAACACGGTTGGCGCACCATCTATTACAGGTACAAATGCAACCGGGACATGGGGCATCAGCATTACAGGCAATTCAGCCACAGTCACCAATGGGTTGTATTCTAATGGGTCTTATTCAAACCCAACATGGTTAACTTCAATTTTGGGGTCGATTGTGTCTGGTGCGGTGGCTACGGCTACCACGGCAACAAACGTGGCGGGTGGGGCGGCTGGTTCACTGGTGTACCAATCTGGGGCATCAACCACCACCACGCTGGCACTGGGAACAACAAACTATGTTCTGACCGCTGGGGCAACTGCACCGCAATATGTGGCGCAATCCACCTTGTCGGTTGGGTCAGCGACTACCGCAACAACGGCAACCAATCTGGCAGGCGGCGCGGCGGGTTCTATTCCTTACCAATCTGGTGTAGGGGCAACCGCATTTCTGGCGTTTGGCACATCTGGACAGGTTTTAACTTCCAACGGCACATCAGCGCCAAGCTGGTCAACGCCAGCAAGTTACGCCACCGTCACTGATGACACAACCACTAACGGCACACGCTACCCGTTATATGCAAATCAGACCACGGGCAACCTGACAACTGAGTATGTCAGTTCCACTAAACTGCAATTCAATCCCTCCACAGGCGTTTTCACATCTACATCATTTACTGGTGCGGGTACAGGTCTGACAGGGACAGCAAACAGTTTGTCAATTGGTGGCAATGCTGCGACCGCGACAAGTGCAACAAGTGCAACGACCGCAACCAACATTGCAGGCGGCACGGCTAACCAGATTCCTTACCAAACAGGCGCAGGCGCGACTTCATTTATTGTTGCGCCAACCGTGGCAAGCACAGCATTAACATGGAGTGGATCAGCGTTTACATGGGCAACGGCGGGCACGGCGGTCACCATATCGGACGACACGACCACCAATGCAGTGCGTTATCCATTGTTTGCGGATGCCACAACAGGCACGGTTAGCACAGAATATGTTTCATCTACCAAGCTGAAATACAACCCAAGCACGGGCGAATTGACCGCGCCAGCACAGATCAGCAGTAATGGAATTGTGATTAACTCCACAACCATGTCAGCAAGTTACACAATTGCAACGGGAACAAATGGTTTCACGGTTGGCCCGTTGACCATCAACAGCGGCGTTGTTTTAACTGTGGCATCTGGACAAAGGCACGTTGTTATATGAGTACGATCAGCGCATCAACCACAAGCAATACCGCATACAAAGTTACTGCGGATACAACAGGAACACTTGTTCTTCAGACAGGTGCTACTCCTACGACTGCGGTAACGATTAGTTCTGCCCAAGTTGTTACATTAGCAAACGCATTGCCTGTTACTTCTGGTGGAACAGGTGTTGCAACTTCAACTGGTTCTGGTTCTGTTGTTTTAGGAACATCACCATCAATTTCTGGGGCGGTTCTTAGTTCAATGGCATCTAGTGTGATTACCTCTGGCACTGCGGTTGCATCTACCAGTGGAACAAGCATTGACTTTACAAGCATACCTAGTTGGGTAAAGCGGATTAATGTGGTATTAGATTTAGTATCTACCAATGGTTCATCAAATCTTTTAATACAAATAGGAAATGGTTCAGTTATTACTACTGGGTACACTTCATTATGTCTTTATGCTGGTGGAAGTAGTAATACTGGATCAGCAACTTCAACATCTGGGTGTTTATTCACCGGAGTTAATAGTGCAGCAGTTCAAGCTACTGGATCAATACAACTTGTTTTACAAACATCAAATACATGGATATTATCTGGAACAACAACACAAGTGTCATTTAACCAAGTAAGTTTTTCAAATGGAAGAATAGCTTTGGGTGGTGCATTAGACAGAGTACGCATCACTACCGTTAATGGAACAGATACTTTTGATGGCGGTTCTATAAATTTGCTTTGGGAGTAAACACTATGACACACAGAATCATAGTAAATGTAGAAACAGGTGAAGTCACTCAAGTTGAGTACACCGCTGAAGAACAAGCGGCACATGATGTAGCAGTAGCGACACAACAGGAAGAAACAGCGGTAGTGCAAACTCCAACCTTACTTGAAATCATTGCCGCCTTGCAAGCAAAAGTAGCGGCATTGGAGGCAAAATGACTGTAATCATCAACGGCACAACAGGGATTACCAACGTAAACGGCTCTGCCGCTGCGCCAGCAGAAACAGGAACAGATACCGACTCAGGTATTGTTTATGGTACAAACACTGTCAGTCTGGCTACCAATGGCACAACAGCAGTAACTGTTGATGCAAGTCAGAATGTGGGTATAGGTCAATCAAGCATTACTCAAGCATTTGGTGGCTACACCCAATTAAACATAAGCGGTTCTTCTGGCGCAACTATTCAGATGCAATCTGGATCAACAACTCGTACAAATATTGTTGCTGATGGAAATGCTTTGTATATACAAAATAGTGCTCAAATAAGTTTTGGGGTTGGTGGCACTGGTACTGGCACAAACCGTATGAATATTGACGGTAATGGCGCATTAATTCTTGTAGGGTCTACGGCACAAAAAGCAACAGGTACAACTTGGTCTAACCCATCCGACCAGCGTCTTAAATCTAATATTCAAGACTATACAAAAGGCACAGCAGAATTGATGCAGGTGCGTGTTCGCAAATGGGAATACAACGGCAAGGGTGGCACAACTGAAGGCATGAAAGGTCTTGGTGTCATTGCTGATGAGGTAATGACAGTGTTGCCTAATACTGTTGAAACTTATGATGCCAAGTTAAATGCTGAGGATGAAGAAAAAACAGCAATTAAGAAGTTTGATGCAACAGAAATTACTTGGCTGTTGGTTAAGACTGTCCAAGAATTGACAGCACGAATTACAGCACTAGAGGCAAATAATGGCTAATATCATCAATGGTGACAATGGTGCAGTGAGTGGAACAGCAGGACTTAAAAGTTCTTCTGATGGAACAGGCATCCTTGCATTTCAGACAAATGGAACAACAGCAGTAACAATTGATGCAAGTCAGAATACAACTTTTGCGGGTACTGTTGCTGGAACTTCTTTTAGCGGTTCTGGCGCATCACTTACAACTTTAAACGCAACAAATATTTCTTCTGGAACATTGTCATCTGCTAGATTGCCAGCAGGGTCTATATTGCAAGTTAAAAATTATCAGTTTGCAACACTTTTTACAACAAGCACACAAATTCCTCTTGATAACACTATTCCTCAAATTACTGAGGGCGGGCAATTTTTAAGTTTAGCAATTACTCCAACAAGCGCAACTAGCAAATTATTAATTCAAGTGAATTGTTTTTATGCGGTTAATGCGGCGGCTCATGTAGCTGTTGCAATATTTCAAGATTCAACCGCAAACGCAATTGCCGCACAATGCGCTTATTCAGCAACGGGTGGTCAAAATCAGCAAGTTACTGTTAATTATTTTATGACAAGCGGAACAACATCATCAACAACTTTTACTGCCAGAATAGGTGCAAATAACTCCAACACAATTTATGTTAATGGAAGTAATTCTGGAACTGCTTTTTATGGTGGGGTAGGAATTTCATCAATGACTATTATGGAGATTGCAGTATGAACCACAATGCAATTTATGCTTTATATCCAAATGTGGTTACTGTGCGTGATACCACTGCATTTGACAAAGATGACAATGTTGTTGAAATTGATATAGCAGCAGTTAATGCTTGGGTTGACCCAAACGCATACAAAGCAAAACGAGCATCAGAATATCCACCAATTACAGACTACCTTGATGGCGTAGTCAAAGGCGGTCAAGCACAAATTGACAAGTACATTGCTGATTGCTTGGCGGTCAAAGCTAAATATCCAAAAGGTTAAAAATGACAACATTTGCATGGAAAATTCTTGAAATCTCTGCTGATGGTGACCTAATCACCCATGCTAAATATTTTGTCACCGCAGAAGCCGACACAGGCGAAAAAGTGGAAACTGAGGGAAACTGGTGGTTCAGCGACAAAATCTTAAAAACACCGTTTGGTGAAATAACCGAAGCTGATGTGGCATCATGGATTGAAAATGAGACTACCCAAAACGGCGTAAATCTTATAAAATCCCGATTAGAGGAACAACTAGCGTCCCTAAAAGGGAATGGAGTTGTTGTTGCCCCTTGGTTACCACAGAAATTTGTGCCAAAGGTGTAATACATGACGACTCCTTACGACATTATCAGCAGGGCGCTTAAAGATATTGGTGCATTGGCGGCTGGCGAATCACCATCAGCGGATGATGCCCAAGATTCATTCGATATGCTGAATGATATGTGCGCCCAGTGGTCAAACGAAAACATGATGGTTTTTTACAAGACCGAAATTATTTTTGAGACCGTTCAAAATACAGTGCAATATACCCTTGGCCCGTCTGGGTCAGTCGGTGCGTCTTTCACGGGTTCAATTTCTGGCACAACCTTAACCGTTCCTGCCAATGGCGTAATTTCTGGCGCAATCACAATGGGCATGACCATCAGCGGCACAGGGGTCACCGCAGGCACAACCATTGTGGGGTTTGGCACTGGCGCAGGCGGTAACGTCAATGAGGGCGGCACATACACTGTTAGCGTTTCCCAGACCGTGGCAAGCACAACAATTACTGCCTACTATGAACGCCCTTTGACTATTGAATCAGCGTTTGTTCGCGTGGCTACTCAGCAAGGTGGATCAAACATAGCTGGTGGCTATTTGGATTACCCTGTGGCTATTTTGAGTTTGGAAGAATATCAATCCTTGGGCATCAAGCAATTGAACGGCCCGTGGGCGAAGATGATCTACTACCAACCCAGCGAAAATCTAGGTACGTTGTATGTTTTTCCTAACCCGTCATCTGGTGAACTGCATTTATTTACCAGCACAATTTTCCGCACATTTGGTTCGTTATACGACACAATCGCGTTGCCACAAGGCTACAACATGGCGCTGCGGTGGTGTTTGGCTGAACGCCTGATGCCTATGTATGGCAAGGCATCTGCTACCCAGATTCAGATGATTAACGCATTTGCTGGTCAAGCCAAGGCAACAATCAAGCGCACCAATATGCGCCCAGCACAAGTTTCGCGCTATCCTGATGCGTTAATGGTTGGGCGGGCTAAAGACGCTGGTTTTATCATGGATGGGGGATTTAGATAATGCCTGATTTTGGCTTTGTTGGCCCATCTTACGAAGCGCCCAGCATTTACCAAGATGCCCAAGAGTGCATTAACTTTGTGCCTGAGATTGACCCGTTAAAGCAGCAAGGTGAACGCGGGGTGGTGGCGCTGTACCCAACGCCGGGACTTACTTCATTGGTGCTTTTTCAGAATCAGCAGGAAGTCAGGGGAATGCGTACTTTGTCTGGTGGGGATATTTTGGTTGCGGTCTGCGGCCCATACGTCTACGCCTTGACTTCCACCTACACCACCACAATGGTGGGTCAATTAAACACGTCTACGGGCATTGTGGGCATCACTGACAACGGTGTGAATGTCTACATTGTGGACGGTCAAAGTCGCTACACATGGCGCATTTCTAGCCCATCTGCTGCGGTTTTTACTGGATCAATCAGCAGCACAACCCTGACCGTTACCGCAATTACCAATGGAACAATTGCGATTAATCAGGCATTGTTTGGGGTAAACGTAACTCAGGCAACCGTTATCACTGCCTTGGGTACTGGAACTGGCGGGGTTGGTACTTACACTATTAATCAAAGTCAAACTGTGGCATCCACACAAATGAACAGCGCCGCAGTGGGCGCGGTTGTTACTGGGTCAATTTCTACAACAACCCTAACCGTAACAGCAGTGACTAGCGGCACGTTATATGTTGGTCAAACCATTCAAGGGTCAACAGTAACCGCACAAACCATCATTACGGCGCTTGGAACAGGCACAGGCGGCGTTGGAACATACACGGTCAACAATTCCCAAACGGTGACTTCAAGAACGCTGTATGGCTTGAATTGGTCGGTTTTGCCAAGCACTGATGGGGCATTTACCAGCGCCACTTCTGTTGACATTGTGGACAACTACTTTGTGTACAACCGCCCAGATACCCAACAGTTTGGCGCATCTGCGGCTTTGTCGCCAATTTCAGCGGCGCTGAGTTTTGCTAGTAAAGATGGCGCACCAGATGATTTGGTTTCATTAATTGTTGACCACCGTGAAGTTTATTTGTTGGGCGAGGTTTCCAGCGAGGTGTGGATTGATGCAGGCACAAGCCCTTTCCCGTTCCAGCGAATTCCCGGCACATCGACCCAGCACGGTATTGCAGCCGCATTTAGCGTTGCGCGGCTTGGCAATTCCTTTGCATATTTAAGCAGAAACATTCGGGGTCAAGCCCAGATTGTGCAAATGAATGGCTATGTACCCACAAGGATTTCCACCCACGCAGTTGAAAACTCTTTGACAAATCAAGTGGTTAGCGATGCTGTTGCATGGACTTATCAGCTTGAGGGGCATGAAGTTTATGTAATCAGCTTTCCCTCAATTAACCTGACATGGGCTTATGACATTGCATCAGGGATGTGGCATAAGTGGTTGTATACAAACAACTTAGGTCAGTATGAACGCGCAAGGGGCAATTGCTGCGTGGAATTTCAAGGTTTGGTAATGGTTGGGGATTATTCCAACGGCAAAATATACAAACTTGACCCATTGAACTACACAGATGATGGACAACACGTTAGGCGTTTGCGCCGTGCGCCGCATTTGGTTGCAGACTTCCAGCGGGAATATTTTGATGAATTGCAGATTCAGTTCCAGCCCGGCGTTGGTCTTGCCACAGGACAAGGGGAAAACCCTCAAGCTATGCTGCGGTGGTCAGACAACGGTGGTTCTACTTGGTCAAACGAACATTGGACTACCATTGGTTTGATTGGCAAGTATGCAAACCGTGCTATCTGGCGGCGGCTGGGTACAGCGCGGGATCGGGTGTTTGAAGTTTCAATTTCTGACCCTGTTAAGGCGGTGATCATTTCTGCAAACTTGAAATCTAGCGTAGGGGAAAATTGATGTTACCTACACCACAAAGCCAGCCATATCCACAGTCTGAATTTTTGGATGGACAGACTAAAAGACCGACACGGGCGTGGCAGCAATTCTTCATTAACTTGTTGAACTTCACCAGCGCAACTACTGCCACGGCAGGGTCAGGAACATTGCCTGCTAACCCTGTGGGGTTCATCAACATCACTGTCAATGGTGTGGCTTACAAAGTGCCATATTACAACCAATGAATGATTTAATCCCAGTTGATGTACCAACCCGTGAGCAGATCGAAAGATTGCAAACGGAAGTGGCAAAGATGCCGCAGGCTGAGTTGGAGACAGAACACTATTTCCATGCAGGGATGTATGCCAGAAAGGTTTACAGACCCGCTGGGGCGCTGATAGTCGGCAAGGTACATAAGAAAGACCACTTCTTTTTATGCGCCAAAGGTGAAATAATTGCGTGGACTGAGGGCGGCATGAAGCACTTGTACGCTGGGGATATTGTGCAAAGCAAGCCCGGCACAAAGCGGGTGACGCTGGCGGTGACTGATGCAATTGGGATCACGTTCCACAATAGCAGTGAAACCGACTTGGATAAATTGGAAAAAGAATTGATTGAACCAGATGAATTCGCGTTGTTTGATTCTTCAAATAATTTGAAAACGCTGGAAATTAAAGGGGAATAATATGACTTGGGTAGCAGCATCAGCAATTATGGCGGGTGGTAGTATTGCCGGGGGTTTGATTGGTGCAAGTGCCGCAAATAAAGCCGCAAATACACAAGCTGCGGCTGCAAGGGAAGCCATTGCCCAACAGCAAAAAATGTTCGATATTCAAAACGAACAACAACGCCCTTATAGAGAAGCTGGTTACAGTGCATTAAGCGACATTGCTGGAATGAAACCTTATTTGACCAAACAATTTGGTCAAGAAGATTTTCAGGCAGGCATTGATCCTAGTTACAACTTCAGACTTGCCCAAGGAAATTTGGCAACGACAAATCTAGCAAATCAGTCTGGTGGATTGATTGGCGGTAATGCTTTGCAAGGTTTGACAAACTACGGTCAAAATGCAGCAAGCCAAGAATTTGGAAATGTGTTTAATCGTTTTCAAACCCAAAGAACTGGCATTTACAACACGCTGGCAGGCATTGCTGGAATTGGTCAAAAAGCGCAAGGACAAGTTTCAGACCTTGCACAAAATACTGCTGGCAACATTGGGCAGGCAACAATTGGAATTGGTAACGCAATGGCTGGCGGTCAAATTGGCGCAGCAAATGCTTTGTCTGGTGGATTCCAAGGTGTTGGTAACGCATACATGATGAATAGTTTATTACGCCCACAAACTGGAATGCAAGCCCCTGCGGGATATGGAACGCCTGTTAATGTGCCTGCACCAAACGGCGTACCCTACAACGTGGCATAAGGATAAAAAATGGCAGATTTTTCAGTCAACCCAGTTGGGCAAAACATAAAGCCGCCACAAGCTATGTCACTTGGTGACATGGTTAATCTTGCCCGTAGCGCACAAGAATATCAGCAAGCGCAACAAATAAATCCCTTGGCGGTTCAGCAACAGCAACAGCAATTGCAGACACAGCGACAAACTTTTGAGCAAGCGCAAAAGATGAATCCTCAACTGCTGCAACAAGCAGAACAATCAGCAAGAACTGGGCAAATTGCATTAAGCGTTGAAGAACAAAAAGACCTTGAACGCAAAAATATGCAAACGTTCTTTGCTGACCCAAACAATTTTCAAACCAATGGTCGGATTGATCTAGACAAGATTAATGCGTCTGTGCCAAAGATTGCGCCTTTAACTGGCTCAGAGTACATCAACAAATACACAACATTAGGCACAGCACAAACTGAAGCTATTAAAGCCAAGCAAGGGCTTAACAAAGATCAAAAGGCAATGATTGGTCAAAGATTAAGTGTTTATGGAAGATTGGGCATTCAAGATAAAAATCGTTATATTGATGAAATGATATTGATGAAAAAGGAAAACCCAGATAATACTGATTTAAATCGACTTCTTGATTCATACATAACTATTTGGACAAATCAAATGCAGTCTGGCCCTGACTTGCCCGGTCAAGCAATTGCAGGCGCAGCAACTTTAATGTCTCTAGAGCAACAACAAACACAGTTTGCGCCCCAAGTCACCATGGATGCACAAGGTAGAGTGTTAACAACAACCCCTAACGTTGCTGGTGGAAAGCCAACTGTTGAAATTGGCACTGTGCAAGGTTTGCAATCTCAAACACCACAAGGCGCAAATGCACCGGGTGCGGCTGGGTCTGAGGTTGCGCCGGGTGTGCGTTTACCGTTCCCAGTAAGACGACCAGATCAACCATATCAAACCATGCCAACTGAAGATAAAGATCAGGCATCGGGTTTTGATTACAGAAACAATTTGGTTAGCGCCCAAACAAACTTAGCTCAAGGTCGCCGCAATGTTGATGAAGTGATTCAGCAAGCTAAAAAAATTGGCGATGAGTTATATTTTGCAAAAGGCGGTTTGGCTGGACAGGCAGAACAAAAAATTCGTATGGCAATTGGAAGCGAAAAATACGATCTGCTTGCAAAAGATTTAGCACAAATGCACATTACTAATTCAAAAACAATGGGCACTGTTGGTAACACTGTTGCAGGCTTAGATATGGCGGCAGTAGCACTTGGCACAATCAAAGTGCCACCTGATGTTTTGGTAAAAATTGCTGGGCGAGTGCAAGCTGATCAAAGAAATCTTGATATGCAAGCAAGTGGCGCACAACAATTTAGTCAAAAGTTTGGCGACAACAACATGAAAGCATATCAGCAGGCATGGGGTGCAAATGCTAAAGATACAAAAATCTTTGAAGCAATGAACATATTGGAAAATGAATCTGATCCTAAAAAGATGGACGACAAATTTAAAGAACTTTTTCCATCACAAAAGAAACGCAAAACCATTCTCAAGCAATACAGGAATTTGAAAAGCATGGCTGCTACTGGTTTGCCAGTAGAACCACTTACCGCAGAGGATTTTTAAATGGATGACTTTGAAAAATTCCTTAGTGGTGGGCAAGCTGTTGCCGAACCGCCTAAAAAATCAAGTGGTCAAATTCCATCAGATGCACAAGCCAAGCGGGAACAAACTGCTTTGGACACTATCAAAGAAGAACTAAGAAAAAACCAAGAATTGGCAGCAAAAGGTGATGCCAATGCAAAAGTAAATGTGGCGGCGTTACTGAAAGAAATTTCTCGATTTAAGCCTGCCGCACAAACTTCTGCCGCCCAATCAACTGCCCCTGCCGCACCGCCACCAGCCGCGCCTGTAACTTCTGGTGACCCGCTGGAAGCGTTTCTGTCTGGTAAGCCTGCACCCGCACCAAGCCAAGCGCCACAAGCTGAAAGCACCACAGGCACACAAGAGGGAACAATGGGGGCTTATGTCCCAAGGCGTGAACCTGTTAGCAAAGTGCGCCAAATTGTTGGCAATGTGTTAAAGCAAGGTTTTGATGCCCGTCAACAATTAGGTGAAAGGGCTGCTAGCGTTGTTGATACTCTATATGGTGTTGTGCCTGCAACTTATGGCGCAGTAACTCAAGCATTTGCAAGGGCTGGTCAAACACCAGAACAAGCGGAACAAACTGGACAAACCGCCGCCTCCGCTGTTAGTCAACCTGTTGGCAAAGCCGCAGGCATTACTAGCAAAGAAACATACAAACAACCTTTGGGCGGCATTACTCAACCTATTGTTGACCAGATCAATAAGATGTTTAACGTGCTGGGCATGACCCCAGAACAGATTTCAGAAAAAACTGGAATTCCTGCGCCTGACATTAGAAACATGGTAGTCATTGGTTCTGCTGCGTTACCGCAAGCCATCAAAGAAGTTGCGCCAGTTGTTGGGAAAGTAGTTCAACCTTTGCGTGAAATGGCAAAAGATTTAGAGATTGTGCGCCCCGGCGAACTTAGTAAAGCCCAAGCTGAAGCACAGTTTCAAGCCAAACAAGCACCAGCAGGCAGTGCAGGCGCAGCGGCAGTTGAACAAAATCCATTTGCTGGAAAAATTACTGGCGAAGAAACAGCTAGAGGGAATGGAATAGGTGCGGTTTTTCCACAAGTCAAACTTACAAAAATTCCCAAAAATGTTTCTGTCACCGAACAACAATTGCGGTCACAACTTTTTCAAGAGGTTTTGCCTAACTTAAAACCAAGAACCGGCGTTGTAACGGGTAATGATAATTTGTTGCGTAATGAACATGGTTTGGCAAATATGGCTGAACCATCGCCAGTAGGCATAAAACTTAAAGAACAAATTGCCAATGAACAAATTGGATTTTCTAATTATGCTCAAGAACGCGTAAACGCTACTGGGGCAAGAAAAACTTTTACAAATGACGAACAACGTGGCAATTTTTTAAATGATGTGGCTTATGGTGTAGACCGTGAAAACATGGCTTCATCAAGTTTGACAGGATATTTAAATCAATCTAAAAAAGAAATTTTTGATTCGGCTTATAAAAATATGGGCGATAAACGAATCAATACTAATAACGCAGATTCATTTTTTAGCAATGCTCAGCAATTAGCAACTGCCGAAAAAGATGGAACTTTGGGTTTTTTAAAAGGCGCACAAAAAGAACTTGAATTAGCAAAAACCGTTGGATTTGAATTACCTGATGGAAAAATGGCCCCTGCTGGTTCTGTTGCAGCTTTTGATGCTGTTCGCAAAAGCAATAATGCACCGGGAACATGGACTCCAGAAAGAGCAAACACAATTCGAAAAATCAACCAAGCAATTGACAAAGACATTGCTGCGGTGGCTGACCCTGCGTTGTACAAACTTGGTGACAAAATTCATCAAGTTGAAAAAACAATTTTAGGATCAACAGGGTTTAAAAGATTGTTTGGCGAAGTGGATGCAAATGGTAATGTCACAGCAAAAGTTGCCCCAGAAAAATTATTGTCATCATTAACCAATTTACGCAAAGATGAATGGAGGCACATTCGTGATACGTTTAGCGAATTGGCAAATGGTCGGGTTAGAGGTGCGCCAGATGGTTTGCCACCAGTACCGCCAGAGTTACGCCAAGCCGCCGCCGCCGCTATTGCTGAAATGGACGGCGCATTAGCCCGTGAAGTGTATAAAGCTGGCGCTTCTAAAGTTGGTGAATGGAATCCAAATTCTGTTAACAATGTGTTAACTTCTATTGTTGGAGAAAAGATTTTAGAAACATTCCCGCCTAGTGAAATACAAAAATTTGGCGCATTAAATTATGTTGGTCAATTCACGCCCGGTTTGAAATATGAGGGCGCAGGACAACAACAAAGACGTATTGGATTATTAGAAAAAAGCTATCCATCCGTTGGTGCAACTGTTGGCGGTGCTGTGGCTGGTGTTTTAAGTGAAAATAGTCCTTTAGCAATTGGTGGCGGTGCATACGTTGGACGTGACATAGGCGCTAGATTGCAAGCTAAAAAAGCCGCAAAAGAAGAAATCAAGGCGCTTAAAAAAATGGAAGCTGAAATGGAAAAAGCCAAGGCGCTTGGTAAACAGTCAGGGCAAAATAAACTTAACGATTTGAACAAATAAGGACGCATCATGGCAGTTAATCTTTCGCCAATTGGCAACGGTCAGCAATTCTTTGACAACACAGGGTTGCCATTGAATGGTGGCTTGATCTATACCTACCAAGCTGGTTCAACCACGCCCTTGACAACTTACACAGATGTAAACGGCACGGTGGCAAATTCAAACCCTATCGTGTTGGATTCGTCTGGTCGCCTGCCAAATGAAGTGTGGTTGACCTATGGGTTTTATTATAAATTTGTGGTCAAGACTTCTGCTGCTGTAACCCTTGGCACATACGACAACCTTTATGGAATTATTGGCGTTTTAAACACCAGCACAGGTACAACCATTCCCACAGGCATGATTTCGCTGTGGTATGGGTCAATTGGTAGCGTTCCTTTAGGTTGGTATTTATGCGATGGCACAAATGGCACACCTGATTTGCGCGACAAATTTGTTGTGGGCGCAGGATCAACTTATTCTGTGGCGGCTACTGGTGGATCAGCAAACGCAATTCTTGTAAGCCACACCCATACAGCAACTTCCACGGTTACAGACCCCGG